TACTTACGGTTACCATCCATAGAGACAGTACTCGCAAAGTTCTTGATTTTGTTTCTGAGAACATCAATACCAGATTCCTCAGAACCATTAATCATCATATAAGTACAACCAAGTTCTTCTAACATCGCTTTCGCAACAGTAGTCTTACCACAACCAGCAGAACCAGATAGTAGTAAGTTAGGACAATTTTGATTGTCTACAAATTGTTGAAATGTTTGTTTCAACTCAAATGGAAGTATTGCGTCCTTAATCGTTTGTGGACGATGCTTCTCTACCCATAATATTTCATTCATAAACTAATCCTCAAGCGGCTTCAAGTGCAATAAAGTATTCTACATTCTTATTAAGATTCTTGAAGTTGGAAATACCTTTGTGAGATACTTGTACTTCATAATCACCAGAAAGTAACTTTAAGTTTTCAACTTTAAAATAAAACTTCTGGTCTTGTACTTCACTCTTTCCTTCAAGAGCAACACTGAAACTATTTGAGGTATCGTTTTTCCTATCGGAAACTCTTATACTCATATTACCTTCACCATCAACATCTACAACCATATCTGGAACACCTAGTACAGATGATGCTTTCAATACTTGATTGAATACACTCTGTTTAAGTGTGAATACAGCAGATGCATCAGGCATTGTAATATCAGACTTTGGGGTAGTTACTACAGTTGGGTCACTATAGAAATAGTTCAAAGATTGTCCACCTTGGGATATCTTTACACTATTATCACCAAACTCTAGGTCTGGGTCATCAAACAACGACATTGCAGATAAGAATTCATTCAAATCATAGATTGCGAATTCCTTTTCAAAAGTATCTGGTAGAGTTGCTTTCGATACAATGTTCTTCATTTGAGACATTGTTGCAATCTGATTACCAGACGTTACTAATAGATTAGCGTTGATTGTCGAATAGTTCTTCAACACTTCTCTAGTATCATTACTAAGTTTCATATCAATTTTTCTCCTTGTCATGATTATGTAATGCGATTATACCATAATGGATTACTTTAAGCAAGTCTTTTCTTGCATCTTCCCTACTTCCTTTTTTACCGTAACGCTGTGCATACTTTAGGATATTACCAATAGTAAATCCAGTTCCATGACCAGAGTCTAGAATAAATTCAGTTGCTTGGAATTTGTTTTGGGAATAGTGCTGATTATATGTCGCATTAATATATTCAGCAAGTTCTTTTAAAATCCTATCCTCAGAATATTTGTAGTCTATCGACTCTTTTTCTTGGACAGGCTTATCTTCTTTACCAAAGATTTTCAAATGTATACTCCATAATATAATATTAGGAAGAGGGGGAAGACCCCCCTCTCCAATTCAGTTTAGTATGCGAATTGTGTACCAAGTACAGATGCGATACCAGCAGAAATGATTGACGCTGAAGGCGTACCAATTCTGTATGCAACACCTTTTGCAGTGTCGTTTGTGTATATACAATGACCTTCACTTTTAAGAGTATCAATCATTTTAGTTGGTGACACAAGGTCAAATCTTTTTCTCAAAGTTTTCCATGTTACATTTTCACCTTTAGATAGAAGGTTTAGAACCTTCTGTTTTTTAGACAATCTAGGTCTACTCATAATATATTCTCCTTATTATCATGATTACTGTTTAGACTATAACATAAAAGAGGAGTGATGTCAAGTCACTCCTCAGTATTTCTATCAATTACTTGATAGTAATTAGTTGAGGTTTTTTCTCCTCTGGTACAATTCTCTCCAATGAGATAGTTAACATCCCATCTTTAAGTTCTGCACCGTTTACTACGATATCATCTGCAAGTGTAAACTTTCTTTTGAAGTTTCTCTGCGAGATACCTTTGTAAAGAGTAAACTCATCAGTTGAACCAGTGTCTTTATCTTTCATTGATTTAACTGTGAGAACACCTTCTGCAACTTCAACTTCAATATCTTTCTTACTGAAACCAGCCAGAGCCATTTCAATTTCAAATTTGTAATCCTCTGTCTTTTGAATGTTGTAGGGTGGGTAACCACCAGTTGATTCTGCTTGATGTGTAACGTAATCAAACAATCTATCGAACTGTCTATCGAAACCTACTGCGTAGGGAGTCATGTGGTTGTAATCAAACGCCTGAAGGGCGTTCCTAAGTGTGCTTAAGTTTGTCATAGTTTATCTCCTTTATTAAGCAAGATTAATGTGCAGACCGATAATTCGCATCTGCGATAGAGGAAGTGGCGAGTCCCAAAACTCCTCGCATACGGACAATCCTTCCTCTATACTATTTATATGGGGATTAATTTTCAAAAATCAACCCCCACACAAAACTTTTTTAAACTGCTTCGGCATATTCCAATGCTTTGTCGAGTGCTTTTAGTTTCACCCTACGATTTCGTCCATACCAAGATGAAGTCATTCGTCCATCATTTGAACGTCCTTGAACATGGTCTGTCATATAAGTGACCGTGTTAAATGCGTTCCAGAATGAACCTCGAGCAAAGTTTGCACCAGGCTGTGTATCCAAGTGTTCCATAGCGATTTTCGCATTGTTGGAAGTAAATGGAATTACGTTATCAACCTTTTCTTTTGCAGGCGAACCGAATACTTCATTGAAGTACTGAACAATATTATCTGGAGTATATCGTTTAGAACCAAGGAATTCAGCCATTGTTTTGTACTGTTCCATTTTTTCTTTTGCGATACCCATTTGTTCTTTAACCTCAGCAGAGTCAAACTCTTTTCGGTGATTAACTTTTACCATTGCATTACTATCTTGTGATAGTGAAAGTGTCAATGTGTTGTGGCAAACTACACGAATTGGTGTCATACGAATATCAATCGCTTTACCAAACTCATGTGGATTTGAAAACAAGAAGTAGTTCTCTGTTACGTCACCATCAAACAACTCAAATGATTCGTTAGTCTTTGCAAGAGCCCAGACCATCTTACCATCATTTAATGAACCAGCAGTGTGCATATGCATATCACCAGCACGAACATACTCTTCAAAGAAATTGAAGGCTTCTGCGTTCTGTACTGGATTCCAACCTTTACCAACAACGTCAAGAACTGAACCATCTGAAGACCGTACAAGTGCTTGTTTGTTAGAAACAGTTGAACCACCAGAAGTAATCAAGTCTTGTTTTTCAACAGACCAATCAACTCCTGCTTTTTGCATCATCTGTTCTGGTGTCAAATCATCTATGACCTTCACTCCAAGACCATGCCAAGGCAACTCACCAGCGTATGCCATTGTTTCTACCATATGTGCCATATTTTCTCTCCTTATGACTATTTAATTTCGATTATGTTTATACTATACCATGTTCTAATAACAAAGTCAAGTCTTTTTTAAACTTTTTCATAAATGTTTATCATATTTTCTAAATCTGATTCTAAAAAATGAATAAAATCTTTGTTATTGTACTTTGGATATTGTGGTTCAAAATAAGTAGGGCCACCATTTCCATCATTCCATATAGAACCTTCATTAGTTTTTGCCTGATATCCTAAACCACGATTTGTTTCAAAATATCTCACACTTTTTACTATCATATTTTTAATCTTCATAAAAACCTCTCTTTAAAAAAATGCCAGGCTTTTACTGTGGTCGCTTCACTGTCATACACACTAGTCTGGACTTTTATCTAATGTGCCCCCATATCTCCTTGTTTAGACATAGCTTTCAATTCATATGGGGGGAACTTACTCGCACTTTTTACGTCTTTAGATTATTGTCAATACATTTCCGAATCACTTTCTCTCTTGATTATGTATATACTATACCATGTTCTGATAACAAAGTCAAGCACTTTTCTTCAAAAAGTTCTTTTATTTTTGACATATCTCTTTCATAGGGTGATACATCTAACCCACAGATTTCTTCATAACTTCTGTATGAAACAAGACTTTCTGTAAAGTCCTCTTCCCTTACAGCTTTATAGATAGTCCAATCCCATTTAATAACGTCACCATCATCATGTATCATACGTCCTAAACAATAGTCGTAATAATCACCGTGTGGTTCAAAATCTCTATGTGCAACAAATATCATACGATTAGAATTCCTCTCTCAAATCAACAGTTTCTATCTCAACAATATCTTCTGCAACTCCACCTTCTGCAACAAAGTCTGCAATCGCACCATCACATGATTCTTGTGCAGTAGAACCCCAAGAGTTCTGACCCATTGAACTAACAATGCACTGTGTTCCGTCATTGTAAGTTTTAATGTGGGTGATTGAAGTATTGAAATCCATATTTGAGTGGTTAGGTATCATTTTGATTCGCTTTCTATCTATTAACTATACTATTAATATACCTTGTTTTGAGAACAAAGTCAAGCAAAAAATGTCTATTTTATGAAAAAAATTCCATTAAAGGTG